AGGAGAGAGTAGATGTATGGGCATAAAAGTCAACAAAATACAAATCGGTGGTAATCACTACAAAGACCTACCTATTCAAACATGGGATTACATCTGGTCTAATAAGATAGGATACTTTGAGGGCAATGTTATTAAGTACGTTTCACGGTGGCAACAAAAGGGTGGAATATCCGATTTACAAAAAGCAAAACACTATCTTGAAAAATTGATTGAATTAAATTCTAAATGACACGAAAAGACCGATTAAAGAAATGGATGCGACATACTGCCGTTTGGATATTTGCTTGTTTGCCTACGGCTTTTTTGTGGATTTACGTTTTCGCAACGATTGAGATATATACTTCCTAGCATCATCTAATACTTGTGTGTTATCACGAAATAAACCTAGTGCCAAGTTACAAGAATTACATAATAGCCCTCTAACTTTTCCCGATTCGTGATCGTGATCAATTCGCAAATTGTCTGATTTTTTAAAACATATCTTGCATTTAAAATTTTGTAAAACGAGTAGTTCAACATATTGTTCTTTCGTAATTCCATATCGCTTTAACCGTTTTTTTAATAAATAATCTTTGTACCATTGCTTACCAACGGCTCTATATTTACGGTTAAGTTTATTGTGTTTTTCTTTATTTTTCTCTTTATACCGATTAGTTTTTTTTCTAACTTTTTGTGAGTTTTCTGGTACGTTATACCATCTTCTTTGTCTTGCATTAGTACAAGTATGACACGTTTTTCGATGTGTTCCTCTATCTGTGCGAAACGTAAAGTCAGCAATGTTTTTTACTTCACCACATTTACTGCATTTTTGTTTTTCCATTTTCTTTTACCACGAACCACGGGTCTTTTCAACCATTTTACCTTTAAATAATCGGTAAATAAAGGGGTTGACACATTTGATAAAGTCGCATACAATTCTTATAGAAAATGCGAAAAAAGGGCTTAAATAATCACGGCTGACAGCATTATCGCATATGAATTAATAGTAGGGTATACCCATAAAATAAGGGTTTTTTGAGAAAAAAGGAGTGAAAATGCTAGGAAATGTTTTAAGTTTATTTGATGGAATTTCTGGTGGTCAAGTTGCTTTAGATCGATTAGGTATCAAATATGAAAACTATTATGCAAGTGAGATTGACAAATATGCTATTCAAATTACGCAAAAGAATTATCCCAAGACAATACAAATCGGTGATGTAACCAAAGTTAAAGCAAGTGACTTACCAAAGATAGATTTACTAATGGGTGGCTCACCGTGTCAAGGATTTTCAATAGCAAATCAAAATCGTAAAAATTTAGTATTTAATGAGTATGGTGTTTGTAGTGATGAAAGAAGTAAACTTTTCTTTGAATTTGTCCGATTGTTAAAAGAAACAAAACCTGATTGGTGGTTTCTAGAAAATGTTCGTATGAAGAAAGAACATATGGAGATTGTCAACAAAGTATTATCTGATGCTGTTGGTTATACAGTAGAACCTTATCTTGTAAATTCAAGTGTACGAAGTGGGCAAAATCGTTTGCGATACTATTGGACAAACATTCCATTTGATAATAATCTAGAGGATTGGGGTATCAAATTAAAAGACATACTAGAACCCATACCGTTTAGTGCAGATTACCCAAACTACTTAAAATTACCGATTGTTAGAAAAAAAAGTGGTGCAACTAAAAAAACAAGAGGTGAGATGGTACGATCTATTGATGACGAAAAGTCTTTCACGGTTAATGCGACAATGTGGAAAGGTCAAAAGAGTAGTTATGTTAAAGCACAAGAGGTAAACCCATTTCAAGAAATAAAAGAGAATTGGAATCCAAAAGAAACTAAAAATTATGTTCAATGGGATAGTAGTGGTAAAGGGCATAAATCTCAAGACCAAAGGGCATATTTAGAAAATTCAAAACACGGTACAATTCCTAGTTCAAATACATCATCAAAAGTTAAAGTTGCGTTTCGACCATGCGAACCAAGAGAGGTAAAAAAAGATACTTTATGCCATCATGTTGCTGATGCTACTGATATCAATGGACATGATTATTTGAAAAGGGTTTACGGTGGAGAGGGTAAAGCACCTACTCTTACATCAATGGGTGGGGGGAATACAGAACCCAAAGTGTTAGTTCCACCAAAAGAAGTGCAAGATTGTATCGATCAAGGTATGAAGAATGTTGCTTTTACCGAAACAAGAACAGAACAAGCAAAACAATTGCGAAAAGAACATATGGCAAAGTATAAAAAAGACTTTAGTCCAAGAAGAGCCAAAGTTCTGCAACCACGAACCGATGGCAAAATGAATTGTATTACAGCATCTATGACAAAAGAACATACCGTAATTGATAACAATTGGTATTATCGCAAACTCACTCCAACAGAATGTTCTAGGTTACAAACATTTCCTGATGGATATTGCGATGGAGTATCTAATACCCAACAATATAAAGCTTTAGGTAATTCGTGGACAGTTGATGTTATCTGCGAGTTTTTTAAAAATATTCGTTAACTAATAGGAGAAAACTATGCCGTATACACCAAAATATGAACATGTAATGAAAAATAAATTTATTGAAGTTCAAACCATTCAAGATGATAACCACGTGCATTGTTCGGTTTACATTATTAAAGAAAATGGAGAAAAGGAATATCTAAAAGACTTTTCGACCGTTAACCATTTATTTAAAGCACCAAAAGGTAATTCAACAGAAGAACGAGAGCAATATCTCATGGACGGTGGGGAATTATAATTATTTAAATTTTTTTCTTGACATCTAGTATTTGTATGCGATATGGTATAAATAAGTGAGATAAATTAATTTTATTTAGGAGTGAAATTATGAAATATTATTATTTGGTACAACAATTAGAATCTAATAATGGGTATGATTATGAATGGAAATATTTGGTAAGAAGAGAAATACCATGTCAATTACATATCGCCAATCGCACACTAACACAAGAAAAATATAAGTCAGAGGATTATGACGAAGTTTTTGGTGATGACGGTTTTCTTCATGTTTTGTTAGATGACGAAAGACAAGGAGTAGTCATACCACTAAAAGAAGTGTCAAAAGAAGATTGGGAAAAATATGACGAGATTGTAAACGTAAAGTTTAAGATTGTAGATGTTGGCAATAATGGAGAAACTAAAATTGTAGAGGAGAAAGTATGAAAAATGATAAAAAAAGATTCTCTGTACATTTGCTTGATGGTCATGTAGTTATTGATAAAGACGAATTAAAATCAGTTGATCTTAATCATTTCAGTTGGGATAACGGCTATTCAGCCACGCACTACAAACAAGTCGATCGGTTAGATGTGGGTGATATGTTGCGTGTGACAGAAAACATTGTGATTGTTGAGCGAACAAAAGAAAACAACCATAAGCTACTTAAGAAAAAAGTCAAAGACCAATTAATTAAAGAACAAACAATTATTAGAATTTATTAAGGAGTGGGTATGAAATATTATTGGATGACAGTAGACTTTGAATTAAACGGTAACGATTATTCTGATCGTTTTTTGTTAAAACATAAAACAGAAATTAGTGAAGAAGATGCACTTGAGCGATATATTTTGGAATGTGTTGACGAAGATTCTATTTGTGAAAATGGTATGTGGATAACTGATAAGGGTAATACTCGTGACTATTCATTTACCGAAGTACCGTTGGAAGATGCTTTGATCATGGAAAAGTACACCAAGTCATTAACTTTATATGGGGTGCAAGATGAAGTTTAAATACGAAAACCAAAAACTAAAGTTTACCATCAAGATTGTCAATCAAGACAATGAGGAATGGTTTTTTAATGAAAGAGGTAGAACCAATCGTGAAGAACAAATTTTGGTTCTTAAAGAATTAATTAAACAAATGGAGTGTGAGTAATGTTCAATGAATTAGACCGATTGAGAATTCAGTTTCTTAAAGATTGTGAGGATTTTAATAACAAAATGAAAAAAAGGAGTGTGAGTATGACAGCAAAGACTATGCAGTTTGTATTAGTGTATCAAGATGAAGATCGTTGTAAGACTTGTTTTTTTAATTACAACAGTTTACTTAAGAAAATGAAAGAATTGGGATTGTTTAAAAAACGGTGGACTTATTACCACCGATCATATGACCGTTTGAAGATGTCATGGATACAATATGACAAAAAATTTTCAGATGTTATGGATAACATGACTTTTGAGTATTCACCGTTTCAGGCAGAAAGTTTAACAGCTTTTACTGATGGTGCGAAGATTTTTAGAATTACATAGGGAGTGAGATATGAAAGTTAACCAATTAATCGAAAGGTTAAAACGATTTGACGGTGATAGAGAAATAATTTTTTATCACTTATCTGACAATAATTTAGAACAAGCTCTAGTTGAATCATGTTTTTCAGTACATGATGGTGAGGGTAATAGTTGGGTAGAGTTATCCACCACAACAGAAAACCTTGAAAAATATATTGATGACACAGAAAAAAATGAACTTTATCAACAACAAATTGGGAGTGAAGTATGAAAGAAATAATTGTTCAAGCTTATCAATATAGTGAATTAGATGATGATGCAAAACATAATGTTAAATGTTGGTTAGATAAAGACGAATCTGAATCTTCTGACCCACTTGCTTATCAAAATGAGCCGAAAACGTGGGAATATTACAATAACATGGACGAAAAAGACATCATTGAGCATTGCAACGCTAATGAGTATTTGTTCAGTATATGGGGTGAGCCGATTCACCATTTAGAAAAAGAAGAGGTCGTAATATGAAAACAAAAGATATTGCATTGCTTAATGAAACGTTGATCTTGAATATTGCTAGTGATAAATCATTTAAGCATAAAATTAAACGGTCAATTAATCAGATGGTCGAGGATAAACCTAAAGATTATAGAAAAGTTGATTTAAATATCCACCTTGAAATTCCAATTGATACGTCTATTGAACCTAATTCAGTACAGTTTATTGATCGGTTAAAGGGTGAGTGTTCACGGCTCTTGAATCAATTAATGAAAGATGGAGAATTATCGGTCAATTATCAAATACAAAATAAATTTAGTGATTTAAAAATCGGTAAATTTAAATACGATGGTAGTTTTATTTTAAACGATCTCTTATAACATTTATTTTTGAAAAATAAAAAAATAAAAAAAGTCAATTTTTAGGTGGGATAGGCGATATGGTGGGATGGTTTTCTTACAAGCCACTATTTACAAGGGTTTAGCTTATCCCATTTCATATCGTCAGTATACACTAGTTAGGGTTTGTTTTGATGCCGTTTTCACTATAAACGATTTTTGAAAAGTATTTTTTATTATTTATATATTTGGGAATTCATACTATATAGATAGGGGTTTTTTGTAAAGAAAGGAAAAAAGAATGTTTTATTTTTTGTATAGATGGTTTAAAGAATTTAATAAACCATTGACTAGGGAACAATTGAAAAAGTTATTTGAAAAAAAGAATAAAAAATATACCGATTAGGTATTGACATGGTATACAATTTTATATTAATATATACCTAATTATTAACTAATCGGAGAAAAACATGGATTTAATGACTACACGCTCAAATGAATTTATTGATTTAAATGACATTAACACTAAATATCATTACAAGGTTAAAACACCATCTATTTTTAACACTAGGCAAAATGATACAACTAGTGATAGATATCAAGTATTTAGTACAATGGATGCTATTAATAGACTTGATAAACATGGTTATCTACCTACACAAATTAAACAAGCTTATAGTAGAAAAAACCCTAATCAGACAAATCAATTTCAAAAGCACGTTATTAGATTTGCTCATCGTAATCAAGATTTAAGGGCTAAAGAGTATCCTGAAATTATTTTATATAATAATCATCAAGGCGAACAAGCTTTAAGTTTATTGCTCGGATGTTATCGTTTAGTATGTGATAATGGTCATGTTAGTGGGTACGGTACAAATCAAAAACTAAAGCATTTTCAGTCTAATAAAAATATATTTGATGCAATGGTTCAAGAAACCATAGATGGCATAAATAAAATGAATAATATTATAGATCGGTTAAAGAGTGTGGATTTAACAGATAATCAAATTTACGATCTAACTAAAAACACCATGCAAAATAGATGGGAGTATGCTAATTCTGAACAAGATATGCAGAAAGACGAATTTACAAATCAGTTAATTTCAAAAGCATATTTTAATGATGACACTATTAAACAAGTTTCCACACCTAATCGAGTTGAAGATAGTGGAAAAAATGGTTGGAGAGTTTTTAACACTATACAAGAAAATTTTTCTAAACCATTATCAATTTTTTCAGTATCTAAACAATCTAAAACGGCTAATATTAGACAATCAAAAGCATTAACGTCTATTGATGATAATAAAGAAATAAATTTAGCAATGTGGAAATATGCTGAAGAAATTTTAGCATAAAAAATAACTTAATTAATCGGTATATTCTTTTTTTAGGATGTACCGATTTTTTATTTGCATTGTATAAGCATATATGCGATAATTAAATTTCATTAACCAATTGAGATCGGAAAAAAATGAAAAATACTGAAAAATTAATGGCATTATTAGAAGATCAAAAATCTGAAGTAAATAAGTATTGCACCAATTCAGATATGATAATGCACATTAGTGCTAAACATTTTTATCAAATTAAAGATTTATTAAATGATTATTTTTTTATAGGAAAATTAAAATATAAAGAAGATCAATTTTTAAATGAAATGTATTTAATAAATCAATTTAAAGATTTTATTTTAAATATTAAAAAATTCGGTATAAATACAAAAACAAAATTTATAAAAAATATAAAATCACCTTGTATTATGTTTACGTTTAGTGGTTCGATGTATGCACCATCAATTAAGGTTGAAAA